TAAATGCAAAAGCGACAATAATCAGCTGAACCTGATCACTCGGTTTTAAGTCCCGAGAGACTGACAGACCACAACACACACATTCCTAGCACAAACAAAATGTAGCACTTTTCGAAACAACACAGGTCCACACGACAATTGCTACATTGTCGATAGTGTTGTTACGCCATCTAGGGTGAGTGGGTGAAGTGGGAGAGATAACACGAGGTGTATACATTGTAGTATAATACACACGTACCTTCAAAATATGTTTCTTAACAGTGTCATAGTCACTGGCCGAAGGTAGGGGTGTGCACATAGTGCACCACATAGTCACATGTCGCAATACGCGAAGGCTAACTATAGACGTAATCCACAAAACACGAGATTGCCACTAATGGTGTAAACACCTGCAGTGACTCCTGCTGAATCTGGTGTGCCAGAACCATACAACTGTATCAAACCCGCTTGCGAATCGCTGGCGTCCACAGAATCAGTAACTTGCCGCCAATCATTAAAATAATTGGTCGGTTGAACCGACAGGTTGCCAACTGTTCCAAGTGAGGACTCAGCATAATGGATTGCCTGAGAAACCTCAAGCAAATCAGTGGGTGGGTTATCGATTCCTGAGTTCGACGGTATATAACTACCTGCTATGAAGGTGTTGGAACTACCACCTATACCAGTGGCACGAACCTGCATCTTCAAATCAGTCAGCATCCAGCGAGAACTAATCGCTTGCATCGCATTGAACTGCGCGCATATTGTGTTCAGGAAGATATAATCTCCAGTGTTAGTGCCCTTGCCTAAAACAAGAAGCTTACCAACTACACCAGAACCTGCAGGGATAAGCAATAACCCAGTAAACTTAAAGGGCATTGACATAGTATCTCCAGGCGCACGTGGGTAGTGGGATGGGATTCGTCCAACGGTTGATGCCATTGGCGAATTTTGACGACGATTGCGACGTCTGTTACGAGCTTTGCCCCTCGCGGGCGTGTTAGATTGAGAATTATTGGACTTGTTCTTCATAGCGTGATATATATTATTTTTATAGCTTGTAACATATATTATCCTGGTTCGCTAAACCAACAAACAATTATTTGGCTCAATAACCAAATCTTCGCGCTCACAATGCGCGGAAACGACATAATCCGATATTCGCAATCGAGAATAATAATTCTCAATCTCAATTTGTGAATCAGGCAGAACACCAAAAGCATAGTAGTATGACACACGCGAACGAGCATCAATGGTGGCTACTGTCAATCCGTCAATTTTCTGAAGCATAGACGCACCGCGAAACACATAATTAATATGAGCACGGCTCGCTTTGACTCCTTCATCAACGAATCTCTGGTAAAATGCATGTTGTACTGGACAACCAGCGGTGGCAATAGTACCACACTCTCCAACAGCTCCTAACCATTTACGATATGCTTTGTTTGATGTTATAGGCACGAGGCACATAGGGTCTTTGGTCATTACAGCATCATGCGTGCGATGCATGCGCCAACCAGTGCTAAGCAACACTGGACGCGTTTGGCAAAAATCAATATGCTCAAACATGTAGACTGGTTCTTCAAGGACTATTGAAAACCCTTTCCGTTTAAACCAATCATCAAAACCCAACATGAACCTCTGCAGATCAACACGCTCCATGAAGAGCACGCAGTCATCACCATTGTTAGCAAGTTCAGCATGTATACGCTTCTCAGTTAAATAGGCATGAATCAACCCACACATGATAATACAATTACCTAGCGAAGTGTTCAAGTCACCAGACGACCGAGTGCCGTACATTTTGAATTTGATATTACCATCAGGCAAGTAAGCAGTACCCTTATTGACCAACTGCCAACGCAGAAGATCACCAAGACGTCGTGAACCAGGAAACAACGCACGGTAAAAGGAATGCTCATATTTCAGAGCAGGTATGCTTACATGCATATCAAACTTTGTGGCATCCAAACCTAGCGCAACTGGATCATCGAACATATCCCACTTCTCACGCAATATTGCAGCGGAGACGTCGGCGTTAAATCCTTTGATCACTGTTGAACGGGTTCTGTTTCCAAAAGCTCGATTGATAGCAGTAAAATAGTGATGTTCTGCATGCTTCAAGAATCGTCCCAGCTCCAAGTTATACCTTGGGTTGCGCGGGTTAATGATCCTAGCTGCCTTGCTCACATCCTGTTTGCCGTACTTAACAAATGACGTTAACCGAGAGTCCTCCTCAGTCAATGTTTCTCTCTGCAGACTAAGCATTGCATCTTCATACACACGTCGTTTGGGCCCGCGATAGCAATCAACTACTTGTGATCGAGTAAGACGGGGCAAACTTGGCATGAATGACATGACTAAATTGCGAAAGTTCTTGAGAGAGCCACT